GATTACCCCACCGATGCATATGGTGGAGGAGAGTCTCAATGCTTTAGCAGTCTCGCCGAAACTGCCAAAGTATGTCCGAACTCGCAACGTGCGGGAGCAGTTCCAGTTTGCGTTTGAGCTCATCGGCGGCATACCGCGGCTTGCTCATTGGGCGCACCAAAACCCCGACAAGTTTTACAGCCTTTACTCCAAACTGATCCCAACGCAAATTACGGGCGAGGGCGGTGGAGCAATCAAGGTTGAACTGTCTTGGCTTAATGCTCGGGACACGTCCGGTCGCTCCCCACCGCAAATTATCGACATTGAACCGACGCCCCAATGAAATGCGCAAAGAGAAGCGATCGCTGCTGGTGGGTGTCGGGCTTACAAGCTTACCTCAGACCCAGGCGCAGAAGCAGGTGCAGAAAGGTGCTGTATAGGTTAATCAATGTGGATTACATGCTAGTGTGCAAACCATGCCCCTGAATCCCTCACCCGACCTGATGGCACAGCTGGCGGCCCTTGCCTCAGCTCTGCGTAAGCCCAAGATTGAGGCGGATGCCTTGTACCCGCCGCAGCCTCAGGACAATGATCCTCTCTCCACTCTGCCGCCGGACAGGGGCATGAAGCGGAAGAAGCAATCACCGGAGCCGCCACCGCCAGAAACGCACAAGTTCTGGCCCCCGCCGCGCCAGATGAACGACAAGGAAACGCTCTAAACTCAAGGAGCCCGTCACATGGACACTACTGCATTGGTCGATGCTCTACGGAACCGATCAGCCACTGGAGACAGCGCGGCGAACCCGTTAGCGCAGCGTGGAGCACAGAATACCGGCGCCACGTCGGTGGATGGAGCTACTCAGGCAACGCCGCAGCAAGGGTGGACCTCGCCGACTTTCAATCAAGGTCGGCAATCTCTGCAAAATATGCTCCCCGTCATGCAGCAAGGGATGGATCGAGGCTGGTCTCCCGGCGGACTGCGGCCACCGATCATGGGCATGCAACGACAAGGTGAAGGGCGCACGCCGTGGGCTGCTCCCGGCACGGGTGGCGGTGACTTCCTGCAACGGCCGCCGATGCAACCGCAAGGCATGCAAATGCCGCAGCCAATGAATATGCAGCGGCCGATGATCAATTCGGGCGCAATGTCGCAAAGGCCGGGGCTCCCGCAGCAACAAGACCCATTCGCCACACAGAATTACCTGAATCAAGCTGGGTTTGGGCAGAATCTGGGCTAGTAGTGGCAGCGATAAAGCTTGATTACCAGCCGCGTGAAGCATTCCTACCGTTCCATAATAGGCAGGCGCGGTTTGGAACAATGGTATGCCACCGACGGATGGGCAAGACGGTGGCTATCGTCAATGATCTCATCATCGGCGCGTTGGAGTGCGCCTTCCCCGATCCGCAACTAGCTTACGTTGCCCCTACTTTTGGGCAGGCGAAGCGGATCGCCTGGGAGTACCTCAAACGTTTCGCGCAACCGTTACTCGATCAGGTTCACGAGTCGGAGCTGCGGGTAACGCTCAAGAATAGAGCCAAGATATTCCTGCTCGGCGCGGAGAAGGCGGACAATCTTCGCGGTATGTATCTAGACGGTGCGGCGTTAGACGAGCATGCGCAAATGCGCCCATCTGTAGAGTCTGCGATCATACTTCCTTGCCTCTCCGACCGGAATGGTTGGCTCTTGAGGTCGGGAACTCCCAGAGGTAAGAATCACTTTTACGATGCGTACAACTTCTCGGCGAACACGCCGGGAGAGTTCAGTATGCTCGTCAAGGCGTCTCAATCGGGGATCATACCTGCTTCGGAACTTGCCATTCTTCGTGCCAGAATGGACCCCTCGGACTATGAGCAGGAGTATGAATGTTCGTGGACCGCCTCTCTCAAGGGCGCGATCTACGGCACTGAGATGGAGAATGCTGAGAATGAAGGTAGGGTTGGTGACTACGAGTTGGATCCAGCCCTTGAAACACACGTTATTTGCGACCTTGGCTACACTGACGACACGGTGCTCGTGTTCTTTCAGAAGAGCAGGTCGCAAATCCTGATATATGAGGTCTACATTAACAACGAATCTGAGTGGGACGTTTACCTGGACGAAATGGAGGCCAGGGATGTAACAGAAGTGTACCTTCCGCACGATGCAAGGGCCAAGAATCTCCAGACTGGGCGTAGTATCGTAGAACAAACTATCCGACGTGGATACCGCCCCCGTTTGGTTCCTGACCACAAACTTCGGGATGGTATTTCGGCCACGCGAAAGCTGCTGCCATTTGTGTTTTGGAACCGTCCACTATGCTCCGGCGCGATTGAAGCGATGAAGTCCTACCGGCGTGTATGGGACGACAAATTGGGGTGCTACCGTGACCGTCCTCTACATGATTGGGCTTCGCATACTGCTGACGCTATTCGTTACCTTGGAGTGGTGTTCTCGCTACTTGGCGACACTGAGAAGCCTCGAATCATCGTACCGGGCCAGGAGAGCGTAGGCGCACATTACGCCTTTAACCTGGAAGATTTGTTTACAGACTGGCGCACAAACCCAGGTCTGTATAGGGAACAATGATGGCTGACGAAGGCGGCGGGATCGGCACAGGCCAAAGCACTGGCTCGTCGAAGATAGGGTCACTCGAAGAACTCCAGAAAGAATCTGGGGGCGCGTATCAACGTTGGCAAACTGAAATCACGGCTTCAGAAAAGGAACTTGAGAAGTGGCGCCGTAAGGCGCGCAAGGTCGTGAAAGAGTTCCGTGCGGAGCGGACGGAAGTCAGTGGGGTCGACCCCTCTTCAGAGCGGAGGTACAATCTATTCTCCGCCAACATTAACATTCTCTCCACGGCGTTACTCAATCAAACGCCGCAGCCAACGGTCAATCGTGAATTCAAAGATCCGCAAGACGATATTGGTCGTATTGCGTGTTCTATTATGGAGCGTGCTCTTAGTTCTCATAATGGTCGCAATTTCGCTTCATATAACATTCTCAAACAGGTAGTCCAAGACATGCTCGTGCCTGGGTGCGCCCTCTCGTGGCACACTTACGAGGCCGACATAGAGCACCACAAGGACGAACCTACCGAAGCGCACCTCGCTGTCGATCCTGAAGCCGAAGCCTTGGAGTACGACGAGGTAGTAGCTGAGCGGATCAAAGACGAGTACGTGTACTGGGAGGACTTGTTATGGTCCCCGGCTCGCACGTATGAGGAGATTCGTTGGATTGGTCGCAAGACCTACATGACTCGCGACGCGTTGGTTAAGCGTTGGGGAAAGATCGTGGGTAAGGATATTCCGCTGGATTACACCCCCAAGAAGAACGACGTGCGGGTAGAGACGCAGAACAACGTCTTCCAGCAAGCGACGATCTATGAAATCTGGGACAAACCCTCTGAGAAGGTGGTTTGGTTTTCCAAGCACATGGACAAGATCATCGAGGAGAAGGATGACTTCCTCGAACTTGACGACTTCTTTCCGTGTCCCCGTTTCCTGGTTTCGACGGTCAGCAATGGGCAGTACATCCCCATTCCTGACTATCACTTTGCGTCGGACCAGTATCGCGAACTGAACGAGATCAACACGCGGATTAGCCTGCTGGTTAAGGCTTGCCGTGTGGCAGGCGTGTACGATAAGAGCACGCCTCAGATTAAGGAGTTGTTGAATAACGCCGCAGAAAATACATTGGTCCCCGTCGATCAGTGGGCGGCTTTTGCTGAGAAGGGCGGTATCAAGGGAGCGATTGATTGGATACCGTTGGAGCAGGTAGTCGCCACTCTCGAGCAGCTTCTTAAGAACAGAGAGGACGTCAAGGGGATGTCCGATATCATCCGTGGTCAAAGCAAGGCCAGTGAAACTCTCGGGGCGCAGAAGATCAAGACGCAATATGCCTCGATGAGGATTCAGGATCGCCAGAAGAATGTAGTGGAGTACGCTTCGGCGGTGTTCGACCTGCAAGCGCAGCTCATGCGTAAGCATATGGACATTGAGGAGATCGCTAAGTTGGCTCAGGTCAACTTCATGGCTGAAGATCCGCAGGCGCTTCAGCAGGCGATGCAACTCATCAAGAACCCGGAGTTCGTACTGCGCGCTCGCGTAGAGTCAGACACTCTCTCAGACATCGACTTCCAGGCCGAGAAGCAGGATCGGATGGAATACATGATGACTATC